AGCAAAGATTAAAACTTTGGCTGAAAATAAACTTGTAAAGAAATGAAAGTAATCGGAAAAACATTCACAACTAAAAAAGAAGAACTTGATTATCTTGTTAAGCACAAGAAAGAAATAATTGAGTTTAAAAAATCGGTTGTTAAACATACTTTGCCAACTAGAACTGAAGAAACAAATTCAACCGTTGCAAAAGCACTTTCAACTTCAAAAGAGCATGATACAGATTCAGTTATTAAAAGAACTGTAATAGGTAACACTTATAACTGGCTTGATTCGCATGGTGATGTTCACCTTGATGGAACATTTGGAAAATCAATTTCAGAACGTCAGAACAAGATTTGGCACTTGCACGACCATGAACAAAAGATAACTGCAAAGGTTGGCGTTCCTTCAAAGATTTATGAAGAAAGTGTTTCCTGGTCTGACTTGGGAATTTCTAAAGCTGGAACAACAACCGCTTTAATGATGGATTCAGATATTAGAAAAGATTATAATGGTCTTATATTTCAAGAATACAAAGACGGGAATATTGATCAACATTCTGTTGGGATGTATTACGTGAAAGTAGATTTTGCAGTTAATGATGCAGACTATAAAGACGAATATAAAGTTTGGAAAGATAACATTGACAAGATAGGAAACAAAGAAAAAGCTGAAGAACTTGGTTATTTCTATGCAGTCAAAGAAGCAAAGCTTGTTGAAATTAGTGCAGTGCTACAAGGTAGTAACGAACTAACACCAACAGTTGAAGCCAAAGATATTGAGCCGATTAACTTCACTCAAAACAACGAGCCGCTAAAAAGCACTCAAAACAAGAATAACAATTTAAGAAACAATTTATTAATTTAAAAAACAAACAAAAATGTTTACAAAAAAAACCGCTGAAGAAATCAGCAATTTAAGTGAAGTTGAATTAAACGACTATCACACCGCTTTAGAAAAGCACAGAGAAGAAAAAGAAACTGAATTGAATAAAACAATTTCAGAAAAAGCAAGTGCAACAGATGTTGAAGCACTTAAAGCAATCGTTGAAGATTTAAAAGCTTCTGAATTTGAAGCAATGAAATCAACATTGAAGGCACAAGGTAAAGAAATGGCAAAGCTTGTTGAACAAGTTGAAACTTCAACTGCAAAAGAATCTGTTTCATTTACAATGGCAGTTCTTAAAGGATTGAAAGAAAACGAAAGCAATCTTAAAGATGTTTTGAAAAATGGAAGTGGAACGGTAAAGTTAGAAATCAAAGCTTCACAAGATGCTTCTGATATTACTTCAGGTACTGATTTTGCAACAATGGAAGCTGGTGTTGGACAAATAGCAACAAGACAAGCTTTAATGAAGTCTTTATTTCCAGTTCAAGCAATTTCAACTGAATATTTAAAGTACAATGATCAAGAAACAATTGTTCGTGATGCAAAAAATGTTGCTGGTTGTGCGGCTTCAACACACAATTCAAAAGTAACTTGGCAAGTTAGAACATTGCAAATTACAAAAGTTCGTGATTATGTTGATGTTTGTGTTGACATGATGGAAGATTATGATTTTGTTGAGGGTGAAATTAGAAACCTTGTTTCAACTGATGTTGCTTTAAAAGTAGATTCACAACTTCTTTTAGGTACTGGCGTTTATCCTGAAACAAATTCAGTTGCGGCAGTTGCTTCAACATTTGCGGCTGGTGATTATGCACTTTCAATACAAGATGCAACATTGGTTGATTTAATTAAAGTTGCTGGTGCGCAAATTTCAGATTTCGGACAAAACAACAAATTCATGGCAAACACTGTTTTATTAAATCCAGTTGATGCGTGTAAAATGCAACTTTTAAAAGATGCTGATGGTAATTACATGATTCCTAATTGGATTACTTCAGATGGTGTTAATATTGGAGCAATGCGAGTTATTGCAAATCAATTAATTCCAGCTGATGAAGCTTACATTTTTGATTCATCAAAAGGAACTATTTTCCAAAGAAGAGGTGCAACAGTTGAAATGGCTTTTGAAAACCGCGAAAACTTTGAAAAAGAGTTGGTAACTGTTAAAGCTTACGAAAGATTAAACTTTAGAGTTCGTAATGTAGATGCAAACGCATTTATGCACGTTCCAAGTATAGCAACAGCAGTTGCGGCAATCTTGAAGCCTTAATAACAATTAAGTTTTATAATCGCGCGCTTCCTTCGGGTTGCGCGCTTTTATAGGTATAAACAATCACATTATGGTAAAGCTAGTATTAAAAGCAAAACACAGAACATTAGGTGAAGCGGGTTCAACATTTGAGATTCCTGAAGAAAATGTTTCAGCTTGGATTGAATCAGGTAAAGCAAAACTTTATTCTGAAGATAAGCCAAAGAAAGAACCAAAAAAAAAAGGTTCGAAAAAGTAACAAAATTAATTAATTACATACTAAAAAAGTAATGGCAATTTTACAAGAATCAGATTTTACAGAAGATCCAATTTTCAACATTGCATTAACGGTTCAATCTGAATGTGAACTTGAAACAATGATTGCTGATGTTGAACAAAACACTTAGCAAGATTTACTTGGTTGTGATTTGTACACATTGTTTATTGCTGATTTATCTGTTGGAACACCACAAACACCACAAACGCAAATCTATATTGATATTTTTGAACCGTTTTGTTTTGATCACGAATTATGTGGACCGCAAAAAAGTAAAGGAATGATTGATATGTTGAAAGGCTTGGTTTACTTTGAATGGCACAGATACAACCAAAACAAATCAACTTCAACTGGAATTGTTCGCGGTGATTCTGAAAATTCAAATCTTGTTTCCGCTGAAGCTTTTGGTATGTATGACAAGTATAACAGAGCAATTGAAACTTATCGTTCAATACAACAATACATTTACGACAATTCACCAGTTTATCCTGATTTCGCTGGTGTTAGAAAACTTTATAATTCTGCAATATGAGCGCACCAATAACAATAACATTTCAATTTGGCGATGGAACAACACATGATGCAAGTGTTTCAGAAGCGAGTATTTCACAAGCTATTTGTTACAAATATGGTTGGAGTATTGCACCAATTATTGCGGGGCTAGACCAGGACCCAACTTATACAATTGAGGTTTCAAATAATAATGTAGATTTCTATCCTTATGATACACCAGTTGTTGATGCTGATATTGCGCAACCTTTTGATGATGTTCATCTTGATTGGCTGTATATTAGAATAAATTACAATGCACAGACTAACACAACTGGAACTGTTGAATTTCCTTTAATACTTAAATAATAGATGAGCTTACCAGTTATACACCTAGACAGACCAAACCAAGCCGCGTTTACAGGCTGGAGTGGTGAAGCGGTTAATTATGCGAGCTTGCCAAGTGCAGCTTCTGTTGATGGGCAATTTTGGATGGTGTTAAATGCAAGCGGTTCAAGATTTCTATTCACTTACAAAGCTTCAGGTTTATATTTATCTGAAAGTGGTTCATGGAGAAAAATAAACAATGCGCAACTGTTACTGAATGATGATCAATTTTCAGTTTACAATGCAGCGGACAATACAAAACAAATTTCTTTTGATGTAAGTGCAATTTCAACTGCAACAAAAAGAACTGCAACTTGGCCAAACAAAGATGGTGTTGTTGCTTTTACGTCTGATATTGTAGATTTAAAATTCAATGTTGATTTAGACAGTGCAGAAAGTTCAGTTACTAGAGTTTTCGCTGGTGGTCGTACTACTTTTACGGTAACCCACAACTTAAATACTTTAGATATAAAGCCCGAAGTATTTAGGCTTTCAGATGGTAGGACTGTTGGATGGAGAGAAGAAAGAACGGGAGTAAATACGGTAGAAGTATCAAGAAACGGCAATATTGCAGATAGTTTATTTAGATTAGTAATATAATGGAGATACAAGACATCATACAAGGCTTAACGCAAGCAGAAATAACCGCTATAACGTCACCAGATGAACGTAGTTTAATAGTTAACACTACTTTACAACAAGCCGTTATATATGTTAATGGAACTTTTAAACAAGCAAGTTTCACTAATTCTGATGACATACCAGAAGGAACTACTAACAAGTATATCACAACTTCTGACCTTTCACAAATAACTACAAATGCAAACGATATAACCGCCTTACAAACAGGCAAAGAGGATTCATTCATAAAAAATACGGCTTTTAATAAAGACTTTGGAACTAGTGCAGGGGAAGTTTTGGAGGGTAACACTACAACAATAACACCAACGCAAGCAAGTAATATAAGAGCTAACAATGCAAAGGTGTCATTTCCAGAAGCTCCAAGTGATGGAAAGCAGTACGCAAGAAAGGATTTAGGATGGGAAGAGGTTTCTACAACTTCGGTAGTAGAAAAAATAGCTTGTTGTCCTTTTGGTGGAAAATCAGATTCAATTGGAAAGTTTTTAATTGCAAACGGGAAATCTTCCGACAATGACGATTCAAGCAAACCAAAAACAAGACAACCTATTGCAGTTGATGGAACTTTGACAAAACTAGCATATAAAACAAAAGACGGTGACACATCTACAAGGATGAAAATACACATTAATGGAGTGGTTGAAGAAACGGTTGTTTTAAGTTCAATGAACGCAAATGACGGAGGTGTTGAAACAATAAGCGTTTCCGTTTCTGCTGGTGATTATGTAGAAATTGAATATGATGGAAGTCAGAAACCAGGAGAATGTACAATGTATTTTATTCAAGAATTATCATGATAGTAGGAATAGTTAAAATAGGAACGGGTTTAGTAGCCTTGGAAGAGTTTAGAAAAGCTGATAGTGAAGAATTGGCAATAGATGAATTTTGCAATGAATACACCCCGTCATTAAATACAGTAGACTATTTGGGTGTTGATGCAAGCTCAATAGATTTAGCTAAGTCATGGGGGTGGGATTTCTCAAAAGCTACGCCAGTATTGGAAGAGGTTCCAGATGAAAACCCAATGCAAGAAGCTTATGAAATTGCAGAAACTAACGGTAGAGATTATTTTAAATTAGCAAAAGGAAAATATTTTGGAGTGAGGTTATACTCAGGTGAATTGACTTATGAAAATCTATCTTATTGCTACACAAGATTACAACAAGTCACATTAAGATTAAATAACGGAGATCAACCACTAGCACTTCATTACCTTCAAAATGAATTTTTACCTATTACCCAAACAGATATTGACAACGGATACACTCAGGAAATTCACGATTCAATCGTTAATGACTTGGACTTATATGTAAATTCTTAAACCTTAAATTATGAATGAAGAACAAAAAGAAATAGTAAAAGAAATTAAAACTTTAGTTTCTAAACTTGAAGACTCAATTGAAAATGAACAAGTTTCTAAAAGTGCTGATGGGGATTGGGTAAACGGACAGCCAAAAGAAAGACCGAAAAGAGGGTGATAATATTTTTTTTAATATGGCTTTTGCTCATGAGATATTTGCCCGAATATTTTGATAG